CACGGCTAGTTAATACTCTATTATACGCCTCTAGGTATTTTTGAAAATGTTTTCGGCGAATTTTCCGTAATTGAATATTAAGGTAATTCAATACCGCTTCTATTTCTTGTAGTTGATTAAATCGATGTTCTGTAATTCCGGGTAATGCGGCAATGTTCTTTTCGACATTGCCATATACCTTAACATCTTGTTTTGCCGAAAGTATTTCGTTATCATAGTGTGAAATAAAATCGGGTATTACAGCTAGGTTAGCTGTAATCCTTGTGTACCAATTTGACATTTAATCCCATTCTTCTTGGTCTTCGTCTTCATCATAATCTTCGTACTCTTCCGTATCGTGCTGTTCAGCGTAACCCTTTAATGCTTTTAGCATTTCTTTGTCACCCTTAAAGGCATCTTTAATTTCGTCTGCTTCATAATTGTTATCAATTAATAAATTGATTAATGAATCAGCGGCATCACTACGGTCATTCAAATCAATGTGAAAACGCAATGCATCCCAAACTTCGGCAACAAAATCTAAACTCATTCTGTAGGTTCTCCTTCATCAGTTTCTACAGTATTACTTATCTTTACATTTGCTTTTTGTCCATACTCACTCATTACTTTATCTAAGCAACCATCTGTGTTTGCTTCCCATCCTTTACGAAACTTCTTAATGATTTCACCATCAAGTGTTGTGTAAACAAGACTATTGCCTTCTTTCTTAACAAGTTCAGCCTTCTCAATCATATCTAATAGACCTGAGTAAGGGCTCATACCTGATTCATAAGGAATCTTAACTTGAACTGATTCAAATGGTTTCGCATAACGAGTTTTCATAATCTTACATGCCGCACGAATACCTCGCACTTCACTAATCTTATTACCATCTTCATCTTCTTTAAGTTTCAGTTTCTTCATAGCAACAACGATACTTGATGCGTAAACGAAACCTTGACCACCACTGATTTTATCATCTGGATCAAACATATCTTGACTAGCATATGTGTGATTAGTAGCAACTAGACCAATGCCTAGTGAACCAAACATGTTAACACAGTTACGAACAAGTGCGGTTAGTGCTTTAGGCTTACGACCCATATCACCTTTCATATCACCTGCTTCAAACTGATTTACATCAGTCGGTGTTAACAACATACCTAATGAATCAACTACAAACAATACCTTAGGACGATCTGTTTCTGGTAGTGCTTTGTAATCTTTAACGAACATAGAAATAGTTTTTCCTACTTCGTCAATCATAGCCATGTTAAGTTTTAACAATTTACTGTCGTCTGTAGATACACCTAGCGCATGTAGCCACGCTTCATCCAGTGCATTTTCTGAATCTACTAAGACTACAAAGATTCCTTGTTGTTGTGCGTGTCTAACAAGATTGCCTGAGCAGATAAAACTTTTTCCTGCTCCTGACTCTCCGGCAAAGACAGTAACTTTACCAAGAGGAACGCCTTTATTAAAATCGCCACTAATGAGATAATTGAGAGCATAATTTCCTGTCGAGATCCAATCAGTAGGATCGTTAAATCCTATTGATAGACCTTCAATACTTTTTGTAATGTCCTTACGGAACTTACTAATGTCAAAAGGTTTTCCCATTTTAATTATCCACTTCCATAGCAAGTGCTTCTTTGATTACTGCAAAGAGTTCATCTTCAGTAGTACAAAGAATCTTACAGTTCTTCCAATCATTCTCGGTGTCTCTTCCACCGACTTCAATCATAAAGCCATTGTCATAACGATTGACAGTAAATGATTCATTTACTTTGTTTAATTTCTCTAGGTATTTCATATCATTCCTTATTGTTTGTGTACACCATTAGTGTACATAGTTAACGGTTGTTTGTCTAGCATATCTGGACATTTTTCTGCAATAGATTCTAATTCCCAATCTTGGGGGTAGTGTCGCAATGCGGCCCTCGCACGGTCTCTAATTAAACTAGGGACACGAGGAGTTTTGCCAGGATCGCATAATTCTTCCAATAGTTTTTTACCTTGCTTGATGGCGCGGTATCTTTCGTCTGGTAGTGTCATGTTATTTCTCCTGAAGATAAGGGAGAGTACTCTCCCTTATTTCTCTTATGCAGTCTTGTTTTGTCTAGCACGGATCATTGCTAGAATGTCTTGTGCTTTATCACTAGATGGCTGTGTTGTTGGAATCTTAATTGATTCGGCGGCCGCTACAGCGTCATCTTCCCATGGTGCTGAAGTTTCTGCTACGGGTGCTGTTGCGGGTGCTCTAGTTTCAGTAGTAGCTGTTTGTTTATCCGCGGTCGATCCTGCAGGTGCTTCTAGTCCCCAAGGACGATAGTAACTACCCCAACGTTCTAAGTCATATGGTTGACCGTCTACACTTGCGTCAAACATTTCTTTGATTACACGCAACTCTGCTTCGCCGGGACGCTTAGGCAAGAACTCTGCCAAATTGTACAAGCCATGTGCTTCAATAGCGGCTTGCTCTGCCTCAGTCAATGCTGATTCTTTACGTGCCCAATTACTTGTTGAGTAATCAGCATAGCCACCTTTACTTGTTTTCTTAATATTCAAATCAAGACCACGCATAAAGTCTGTTGGCAATTCTTCCATCTCAGGATCCATCAAACTTGCTTTAATGATTGTAAAGATTTGCGGACTAATAATGAATCTACGAATCGGATTAGCTGGTGTCTTGTCATCACCAATTGGGTTCTGACGAACAAAACCTTGAAACAAGTAACTGCGTTTCTTCCAGTATTTGTTTGCTAACTCTTTCAATGTTTCATCTTTGTACCAAGGACGAACCTCAGTTAAGATTGGACATTGTGCTTTGGGATCATACATCTCAACGCAAGGTACTTGTACTTCAATACGCTTAACGTTAGGATCACCCTTAACTCCATTGAATGGGAGTTTAATAATTTGTCGCTCTACCCAGAAGTATGGGTTGTTACTATCCGCATCGGGTAATAGACGTAATGTGGCTGTTGTGCCTTCGTCCATATTCCAATGAGGGTAGATAGAGTTATCTGATTGTTTCTGTGTTGAACCAGAACTTGATTTGTTTTCTTGTGCCGCAATACGGGCACGAATCTCTGCTAATGATGCCATGATAAATTTCCTTATAAATTGAGATGGTCTCGTTTTAATATTCGCCACTACCTATTAGTGACTAACATAAGAGACAGTTTAGCATCACTGTCTCTCAATGTCAATAGTATTTATCCCTTTTGTGGGTAAACTACTTTTTTCCTGCTCAAATAAGCCATTTCCAAATACCGTTGTAGTATTAAAAGGTTTACTTAAAATCAATACTTCCTCATTTACTTTTGAGCTACGCTTAGTAAGTTCAGCACCATTCGTGCCTGCCCACTTGCGATATTTCTTGTTAATGTAAATAACTGTTTTATCTTGTGCCCACTCTTTAAGAATACTATTTACTTTAGTACCACTTTGGAATGTGTTACTCAATGCCCAATCGCATGGTAACTTATCGATGTAATCTAACAATTTCTTTTCTTCAACTTCATCCCAACCTTGATAGTGAAAACTAGTTGCTAAGTAAGGTGGGTCAAAATAACAAAAGTCATCACTCGTTGGTTTAATATTCTCATAACTATCACAAACAAAACTATGTCTGTTCTGTTTCAATACAGTTAGGTGGTCATTAAACTTCTTATTACATTTCAAACTGAAATCTAAAGGACCTACACCACCGCTGAGTGTGCCATCTGGTCTAGTATTAACTGAACTGTTTCTACCATAGATTGTTGCAACCATGTAAGCGATGCTACGATGAATGCCAGTAAACTTGTTGTTATTGAAGTCCGTGATAACTTGTTTGTATCCAGGCTCATTCAGTTTATCTAAGTGCAAGTTAGGGATAGTTTTGCCCATCCACTGTACTGTACCAATATTGGGGTTTTTTAAGTATTGACTTCTAGGGACCACACTACTATTTGTAAGATTGTATGTAGTTAAGAATAGTGTAAGTTCAGTGTGAAAGTTAGGGTCAGTAAGATGACCGTAAAGATTTGATAGATGTTCGTTCTTTTCTACACATTGAATTTTATTGTATGGTGCATTAAGTGCAACTACACAACTACCAGCAAACATGTCATAGAATGTACCGTTTACTTGAGTAGGCAAATGTGTTAGTATTTGGTCAACAATTTTAGACTTGTGACCAATGTAATTAAGTAGGCTTTCTATCATTTAAGTATGATAACAGATTTTGAGTTAATTGTCAAATGTATGTTGACCGAAATCACAGGTCATCTTCGGGTTCATCAGCTTTGGATGAATCGAACTTGAATTGAATGGTACCTTCTTTCCAGATGCTACAGGATAAACTATCTAATACAGTATCACCGTATTTCAATACTACACCGATGCCACCTGACTCACCACTAGATGTAAGTACCACATCAATTTGATTTTCTAATGCACGATACATGGCTTGATATGCGGGGCTAGTAGCCGAAGATACAATATCGGTAACACCTTGTTTATTGCATATGGCTTTGTATGTGATTACGTCATCAAATCCGATTGCTTGTTTAAAGCCTTCATTGAAACGTTTCCAATCACCACCATTCAAATTCTTTTTACCATGTTCATACAGTTCAACAAACAACTTAGATAGTTTGTGTTCTGACTTATAACCACGTGATTTGGTGTAATAGTCTCCGACTTCTTTTGCTCTGAAGAAATTACCACTAGCTTTAACTTTTGCCGCTTTGGCTGTTTTACCTCGTCCAATGCGTTCTTGTTCTTTATCTTTAGCCCATTTTTGACCTTCAGGACTTTTTAAATATTCTCTACCTGCAGTCTTAAAATCGTCTAATGCATCAACAAACTCTTTACCTTTAGGACCAAACACTTCAATGAAGTCTTTTGCTTTAACCGTTTTCTTGCTAGGGTCAACAAACAAATGCCATAATAAGGGGAGAGGACCTTTTGAGCCTTGAGAATTTGCTTTACTACTTGACACTTTCAATGAGAGCAATATTCTTTTGGCTACTTCTTTGTTACCGTCTTTAGATACTTCAATAATCATGTCATCGGTAGAACCCTTGTTCTGTGCCGCACCAGTGGGTGTTATTTCAAAGTCATGTTGTTGAGGAATGAATTCATAATTAGTGAACACTAAATCTTTGCCATTATCAATAATACTATTGAACATTGATTCAGCCATTTTATTACCAGCTTGAATCGCTATTTGAATTTCTTGTGGTGTCAATGATTTAGAATACTTTTCTGCTTCAAGTTCAGCTAAATCTTTTAATCGTTCAACGTCACTTCTAACATTCAACCCATTAGCTCTCAATAGATGAGCCAATTGAAATGCACATGCATACTCAGCAATTCTGCCGTTGGCACCTTTGTCTTGACCTTTAGCTTCACTTAATCCAAAGTCATTTAAGCTCATTTTTATTTCCTGCCCGAATTTTAGTTTATCAACGGTATTGGCGAGACTGACTTCAGACTCGTTTACTTTTCGGGTAAACTCTGAGAATCTCATTTAATGTATTTCAACCCAATAACAGAGTTTAACATAGATTCGTATATTTTGTCAAGGCTTTCGGAGAAAAGGTCAAGGTCAATTTGCTCCTGCTCGACGGGTTGACGGAACAAATCAACTTTTACTGCGGTCATGTAAATATCCATTTGTTTCGTTGTAATGATTGGTTCTTCAGTTTGACCAATTTTCCATAAATATGGTGCATGTTCTTCACATGTGTAAGCAATCTGTTGATCTCCATATGTCGGGTGCTTGTTTTCCAATTCACGGTAATATTTGTTTTTAAATATTTTTACTAGTACAGGTAAATCTCTAGCAAGCCAATCATTGTATTCTTTAACCCCGTAATCTTTAGCTGGTCTAATTAATTCATTAATGATGCTTTCGGACATAGCAGGGTTTGCAATATTAGTAAAACTTCTTTCTTTTTCGGATTGAGTGTATTGTTGATCTAATCCTTGTGGTCCTGCTTTACTTGTATTTTGTGCCTTTGTAATTGCTTG